CACCAAAGATGCCTCCTTCATCAAACCCTTCCATAAATCCTTTAATGAATCCAATAGCAGCAATGATACCACCAACAACTGCGATAATAGGAAGAGCAAGAGGTGCGAGTGCAGCTGCAAATCCACTAATTGCTGCAACTACCCCAGAAATGATTGCTGGAATTGCAACAATGGCTGCTTTGATTCCCATGAACGATGAAAATAGACTACCAAAAATACCACCCTTATCCTTCTCACCACCATCAGGCAGATTTTCAAGACCTTCTGTATTCTCTACAACTTGTTTCAGTACATCAGTTTGTTTCTGTTGAGCTCTAGCATCTTCTCTGTTCTTTTCAACTTCACCAGCAGTCAATTCATCTGGATCTCCTTGCATTCCCAAAGAGTCTGCCATTCTACGAGTGTTATCGTTAATTTCTGCAAGAGCAACTGCCATAGGAGTCTGAAGTGCAACATTTTCCTCAACAGTTTCTTGAGTTTCCTGTTGTTCTAGAACAGTCTCTTTATGTTCTTTTTTATCTAACTTGGTTTCTTTTCTATTTTCTTTAAATGTTCTGATAGCATTAGAACTAATATTTTTAGATATTTTTCCAAGAGTACCCAAGCCAGGCACAGAGTCAGCAAATGCTTTTAGAGGGCCAGTTACAGTTCCAACAATGTCATTAAAACCTTCTTTCAAATCATCTTTAAGAATAGTTCCAGTTCCCTCAGTTATAGAGGATTTTTCATTTTCTTTAGTTAATTTTACAAGTTTATCGGTTTTTTGATTAACACTTTGTAATTCATCTACAACTGCTTCAAATGTCTGTGCCATTTAATTTACCTTATTTCTTTTTATCTGCGTATGCATTTGCACCAAAGAAACCCATAACAATTGCAGCAACTGAAACAAAATATGTTGCGGCCATGTCACCAAGTATCTTAGACGCTTGATCAAGTCCAATCCAATTTGCAATAACAACTGCAAAAGGATATAGTAACATACCAAATAAAGAGAACCATGCCATTTGACGCATAGCATCTCTTCTTGCGTCAGCATCTTCTAGTTCTTTTCTTTTAAATTCCAAATCCATCTCCATCTCTTCTTGTGAGATGTGTCCATCACCATTAGTATCTTTTTTTGCTACCTCTGCATCAACGGTAACAGTTTTTTTCTCTTTCTCTTCAGCCACAATTACTCTCCTCAGTGATATTTATTGTTTCCTATTCATTTGTGCGTGGCGATTCTTCATGTTCTCATCTTCAAGATGTTGAAGTAATAGGGAAACATATACATCCCTCTCCCACGGTATCATATTTTCTATCTCTGTTAAAGAATACTTGTGGTGTTGCATCAACCCAAAATTTAATCTAAAATAGTTTTCTAAGTTATTGTGGGAGAGGGCTACTAAAAAAAAGTATTCAATCCTTCAAGCACAACTTCACTTTCTACATTAGTATTTGGGTTTTTAACTTTAACAGAGTGTTTCACTTTAGGCATCGTATTAAAAAAGTCTTGAATTTTAACGAATTGATCGTGTGTCATTGAACCGATAAATTCATCCAATTCTTTGTCATCCATATCATTTCTATCATGTACATTCTCACTATCGTAGACTTGTCTGATACAAGATTTAATCATTGAAAATGCTGTTTCTGCTTCTCCAAGATTTTCATCAATAACTGATATATTTTCAACTCTAGGATAGTCCATCACTATACCAATAGAATCCGTAATTTTAATATTGTTATCATGCCCCAATTCTTTGTGACATTGAATTTCTTCCAGATTAATATCAACTGGAACTCTAGTTTTGCCATCGTCTGGACACAAAACTGAAACTGTTGATATCTCTCCAATTGATTTGGCTCTCAATTGTAGAAAAATATATTCCAAATCAAAGAAAGGAACTTTCTTGGAATCTACTTTTTCAAATGTACAAGCATGAACAATATCTTCTACTGCTCTAAGAATGTCTGCTTGTGCGCCACTTTGTTGGGCCAACATCAAAATCTTTTCCTCTTTTACAAGGAACGGACGGTATTCAACTTTTTCACCAGTTGAAGGAAGCGTCAATTCATATTTCGCCGAGGCGAGTTTTGGTAATGCCATAATTTATCTCCTATTGTGCATTATTAAAAATCAAGTAAATGTACCACTTTCTGAAGCTGCAAAAGAACGTCTGCCTTCATTTCCAGTTCTAGTACTTACTCTTGGTATAGTTTGTGAAGTTAGTTCTTGTCCATTGCCATCTGTCATATGATGTTCTTTAAACGCAAACTCAACATCAATAGTACCTATATCTCCACTGTCTTGTGCGTATTCAATTGCACCCAATGTTTTTGGATAACAATCTAAAAGTTTCAAACCAGAAACCCTCTTATCACCTCTGTCTAATTGATACAATTGTATATTTCTTTTATAGTTATCATAGTATTCTAGATTATATGTATCTGGTTTGTAAATGAAGTCCATCCAGTTTAAAAAGTATTGTCTTTCAACGTGCTGTCCAGATAGATAAAATGTAAACGAAACGGACTCTGCATAAGTCAATCCTTGTGCCATTTCATGTGTCGGGCCATAGATGTTTTCATTTGTTACTGTTCTAATGTTCTTGCCAGGGAATGTTACTGAAACAACTTTGAAAGAAACAAACCTATCAGTGGTAATACTTGGGTTTGCTTCAAACGGTGATATGATAAGACATTCAAATCTGTTTAGATATGCTGCACCACCATATTGATCGAAGTTTGCAATAAATTCGTTTAAAAATGACATTATGGTCTCCTTTGGTTTGCAGCTCTTCTAGAATCTGCATACACCTTATTTTCAACACCTCTAGGCACAAATCTCTGTACTGGTAGTAGAACTGCTGCCATCATCTCTTCTGCTGTGATAGCACGAAAACGTGACTGCACATGACTTGCAAGGTATCTTTTAACTGTTGGCTTGACTAATGGATTTCTCTTAATACGATTCCATGTCAATCTAATTCTTGTATCCTCATTCATTTCATTGTCTGTGGAATATTGAGCAACAACATTCAATAGTTTTAGTCTCATTGGTATTGATAGATAATGAAAGTTTAGACCAATAAATCCTTCTTGTTGTGGTGTCACTCCAATCGGTAATACTAGTGGAAACCTATCCCAATATGGTAGTTCATTCTTTCCTTTTGCATCATAGAAAAAGAAATTCATACGGCCGTATTGAGGCCGTTGTGATAACAACCCCTCAGTAACAAGTTGTCGTGTTGGTGGTTCGCCCATCTCTCTGATTTTATCTCTAAACCATCGAACTGAGCGTTCTTTGCCGCCTGTCTTTTCTAGTAATTCATCAAAGTATGTCATACTTCTATTTATACGACTAACCCAAATGATCCTCAGTCAGTATTTTAAATTCCATCATTCTGTCATTACAAAACTCAATTGCAGCCTCCCACTTTGCTTTATTCACCCCCCATGTACGAACCTCATGTATAAATCTTTTGGTTTTGCGAGAGAGTTGTTTTGGTGGGCCACACTGTGCCTTTGGTTTGACTTCAATAATCATCTTTTTAATAGAACCATTCGCCTGTTTGACTTTGACATAGAAATCTGGAAAATAACGATGAATTTTACCATCTAGTGGGGAACGGTAGGGTATGATAATTTCTTCAGAACCCCATTCAAGTATGTTGTCACTTCTGTCACAATACACCATAAATTTACGTTCCCAAAGACTGCGATATACAATCTTAGAAGAATCGCCCTTATATTTTTGTGGTTTAGATGGGATGTATCGACCTTTGTATGACATGATGCGTTATAAATACTTTCACAGGAATATAGGATTATTTATATGGCACTATTACCAACAGTAAGTAAAAGCGGTAGAACACGTTCATCCCCAAATGGAGGAGGATTGGGCGGCAACTTTATGGCTTACCCCAAAGAACTAGGAACTATGGCAAGACATGAACATTACGTCATGTTCTATATTAATGCTCAAGAAAATTCTGCAATTACATTTTCAGATGGAGCAGTTGCTAGTAGTGGTGCCGGATCGCCAGGTGAAGCAACGACTTTATCTATAAAACGGGCCCCAACCAAAAGACTTGCACAGTCTATTGCACTGTATATGCCTGCACAACTTTCTGTTGGACATACGGCAAAATATGGTGAGGCAGAGATAGGTGCAATGGTAGCTGGGTTAAATGCTGGAATCAAAGGCATTAAAGATGATGATACAAGTGTTGGAGATTTGGCAAAGAGTCTAGGAAATGAAACAGCGAAGGCATTTGCCGGCGTAATCGGTGGTGTAGCTACAGGGGCTGAGGAAGCATTTGAAATTTCTAGTGGAACATTAACTAACAATAGAACAGAGATGAAATTTGAAGGTATTGAAAGAAGAGATTTTTCTTTTTCCTTTAGAATGTTACCAACCTCGCCCGAAGAAGCACAAACAATTGAAGATATTGTAACAGCATTTAGATTTCATTCTATGCCCGAAGTATTAGGAAGCCTTGCTGGAAGAACGATGATTGTTCCATCAACATTCGATATTGAATATAGACCAAATATACACCTACATAAAATTTCAACATCAGTATTAGAAAGTGTTGAGGTGCAGTATGGTGGAGAAAGAACTCAATTCTTTACTGATGATCAACCAGTGGAAACCCAATTAACATTGAAGTTTAAAGAACTTGAAATCATCACCAAAGAACGTATTCTAGAGGGATACTAAGCAATGGCATATTTTCAACAGTTTCCAAAAGTATTATATGATGTTCGTGGAGATGGCAACCAACAATTGATGATTAATATCACAAAAAGAGTAAGATTCAGAAGTTATATAAAAGAAAACTTTGTAAACTTTGATTTCTATGATGTAAAGTCTGGTGAAACCCCAGAATATATTGCTAATGAATTTTATGGTGATCCACAATTACACTGGATTATTCTTCATACCAATGATATTATTGATTACTATAATGACTGGCCTATGACAGTTCCACAATTTGAAAGATATGTAAGATCAAAGTATGATGATATAGATGCCATTCATCACTACGAATATATTCAAGAATCTGGTGACACAAAGTTTACCATTGAACTTCCTAATGAAAGTGCCACAACTATTCCTGTTGGTGCAACCCCAATTACCAACTATCAATACGAAGAATCTGTACAGGAAAAGAAAAGAAGGATACGGTTGATTCAACCAAGATTTATTGAACGGATTGTAAAAGAATTCAAGAACAAGATGAACGGATAATATAATGGCCGAAATTCAATACGCTGGTGAGTATATCATTGATGAGTGTATCCTATGCACCGTTGGCGGTTTAGAATTAAACTTAAAAGACCAAGTTGCTTCAATTTCTATATTTGAGGATATATTTAAAAACTCTATCACTGGAAATATTTCTTTTGTTGATACCAATAATTTGACTGCAAATGCATCAATTGTTGGACAAGAGAAACTTAAACTTATTCTTGTAACGCCCAATGCAGAAGATAAAACTGATAGAAATATGGCTATCAATTTCTCTAAAAATCCACTCCACATTTTTGAAGTAAGCACTTCTACCAATGTTAATGATAGAACAAAAGCATTTACTCTATCATTCACTACTAATGAAATAGTAAGAAACAATCGTATTCGTGTTTGTCAATCATATACAGGCGAACCAGCCAAAGAGATTATCAAAAAAGTTATTCGTGATCCAGAACTACTCGATTCAAAGAAAGAATTTTATTACGAAGAAACAACCAATCTTTTTAAAATGATAGCACCTAATCTACGGCCTTTTGATTTTATTAACACGGTTGCTAAAAGATGTTTATCAAAAGAATATAACTTTGCTCCAACCTTTCTATTCTATGAAACTATTAAAGGTTACTACTTCAGAACTATCGACAGTATGATGGACAGAAAGAACCCTCGTATGGTGTTTAGAGAAGTAACACCAAACGATGATGTTAATAATGTTGCTCTTAATCTAACAAACATTCTTGATTATGAAATAACAAACTCTACAGATACAATCTTAAATACACGTTCTGGAATGTATGCTTCTGATTTGCTTCTTGTTGATGTATTTAATAAATCATATAAACATTATGAATATAAGTATCTGGAT